TGCTGTAAAGAGCAAGATGGAATATATTTCTGACCGATGGAATTGCCCCGGTCGCGTTAAATTTATGCTTGAAGTGATTAACCGAGGACTTTAATATGAAAGATACTCATACAACTTTAGACTTGATCGCGGCGTTTCTATGCGGCATAGGAGTCGCTGCTTTGTTAATTGTATTTGTGCCGGGAACATTCACGCAAGCAGAAGAAGCCCTAAAACAATGCGAAAAATCTTTACCTAGAGATCAAAAATGTGTGATAATTGCAGTTCCAGAGGATAAAAAGTGAAAAAGATTAAATCAGAATTGACTATCGAAGAAGCATGGGGTATGAACGGGCTGATGGCGACTTCCGCTTTTCGTTACTGCCTCGGGCGAATGACTTACATTGTTGGCGAATGCGCTGATTGGCTTATCGCTAACTGGGATAAGTTTCCACCTAATGTCAGATCTCTTATTGAACGAGAACTTGAAGAAGAATTTGGAAATGATGACAGGGAACGGATGCACAATCCGCAAGGTGTGTGGAAGCCTCTCGGGCACGATTGCGACCGTAAAGAATGGGAACGAGTAAGAGCGTTGTGGGCTAAATAAAATCACCCCGTTGATTTTTTTAATCGTCTCAATTATACTTGAGGAGTATACATGTTTAAACTCTACACTAAAGAGAACTGCCAGTATTGTGTGAAAGCGAAAGAATTGCTTAAGAGCAAAAATCTAGATTTCGTAGAATACTCAGTTGAAAGTTCAGAAAACAGACAGATGCTTTTTGAGGTTGTTCCGACCGCTAGGTCAGTGCCTCAGATATTTGACGGTGATGAGTATATTGGTGGTTATGAAAACTTAATTGAAAGGATCAAATTGAATGAACGATCAAATTTTCTCGTTGGATAAGTTAGTAGAAAACCTTCATCATGAAGTTTACGAAGTTTCTTTTACCAAGAAAGATGGCACTGTTCGTGACATGAAGTGCACTCTTCGCGCAGATTACCTTCCGTCAAAAGCGGAAAGCGAATCTTCTAGCACTAGAAAGGCCAACCCTGATGTGCTTGCGGTTTGGGATTTGGAAAAGGAAGAATGGCGTTCCTTTCGTAAGGACAGCGTTATCGCCTATAATGTAGCTACATGAAAGAGAGTGACTTAACAAAGTGGGAACGGCGCAAAGCCATATTCGTTAAATGGATCATAGTCAAGATTCTTATCAAGATCAGTCCTTACGCAATACTGGCTTTAGCGTTGGAGACCGCAAATCTCTATTATGAGAACATTGAATCCGAGGAAGAGTAATGAACTTTGAGGTAGGATTTACTTGCGGAGCGTTTGATTTGCTGCACGCTGGGCATGTTAGTATGTTAGAGTTCTGTAAGAACCATTGTGACAGATTGATCGTTGGGTTGCACACCAATCCAGCGATTGATCGGGAATCCAAGAACACGCCTATCCAATCTACATTCGAAAGATATGTACAATTACAAGCCTGTAAGTACGTTGATACTATCATCCCGTATGATACAGAACAAGATCTTGTTGACATGATGGGGATTCTAAACATTCAAATTCGTTTCTTAGGGGAAGAATATGAAGGGACTGAATTCACTGGCTATGATATATGCAAACAACGTGGAATAGGAGTTATTTACACGCCTAGATTACACAAATACAGCTCAAGCAGTTTGAGAAATAAAATAAAGAGGTGCTCATGACTTTTACTGAAGAATTTTTTAATGAAGTGGTTGCCATTGCAGAGACCATCGGCGTGGACGACATCGAAGATGTTGCTATTTGTCTATCTCGTATTCAAGCTGCTAAGGGCAGGGTCTTTGTTCTTGGCGTTGGCGGTTCTGCTGGTAATGCTTCGCACATGGTCAACGATTTGCGTAAGCTTTGCGCTATTGAAGCATACGCGCCAACGGACAACGTCAGCGAACTAACTGCTAGAACTAATGACGAAGGATTCGATACAATCTTTTCTGAATACCTCAAAGTAAGTCAGTTTAATGAAAAGGATGCCATCTTCGTCCTCTCTGTTGGCGGAGGCAATGAAGAAAAGAATGTGTCTGTAGGCTTGATCAAAGCGATCAAGTATGCTAAGGAAAAGAAGGGAACCGTGCTTAGCATTGTTGGTAAGGTAGATGGCTACGCTGCGCTAAACAGCGACGTTGCCGTTGTTGTTCCCGTTGCTAAACCTTCCAGAGTCACTCCGCACTCAGAAGCTTTTCAAGCAGTCGTTTGGCATTGTATCGTGTCTCACCCGGAACTACAAGTCAATAAGACGAAATGGTAAAAGCTGTCTTCTTTGATAAGGATGGCGTTCTATGCCCCATGATAACTCCTAATGATGGGAGACCAAGTCATGGGGCTTGGAACATGAAAGAAGTTGAATTTATGGACGGCTCAAAGAGCGTAGTTAGACAAATACAAGATATGGGTTATCTTACCTTCATGATAACCAATCAACCAGACCCGGAAGTCAGTCCGGAGTTCCTGCGTGAAATGATGAATTTGTGTAAGACGTATTTCTGTTTTGACGATGTGAGGGCTGCAACAACTCGAGGTGCGCCGGATTACAAACCTAACAATTCATCAGTCTTGTTTTTAGCCCACCTATATAGTATAGAATTGTCACAAAGCTTCTTTGTTGGCGACCGTTGGCGAGATATAGTCTGCGGCGACCGCTCTGGCATGAAGACCGTTTTACTACAGAATGACCCTCTTGACCAATACAATTCCCCTCAAGAATACGCTCACATAAAACCAGACTACACAATCCATAATCTAAATGAATTATGTAACATTATAGGAGAGAATTGATATGATTGAACTTTTTGCTGACGGCGCTGATATGCAAGGCATTATCGCCGCTGCTCAAAATAAGAAAATAACAGGGTTCACTACAAACCCAACGCTGATGAAGCAAGCTGGCGTAACAGATTATGAGACGTTCTCCAAGAATGCGATTGATTACCTAGCATCGGTGCGTCCAGGAACTTCCATCAGCTTAGAGGTGTTCGCAGACGACTATAACAACATGTTAGAGCAAGCTCGGATTATTGATTCTTGGGGTAAGGAACGGAACTATGACGTCTACGTTAAAATACCCGTCACCAATACCAAGGCGATTCCTTCTTACGATCTTGTCAATCAACTCTCCAATGAAGGTATCAAAGTCAACGTAACCGCAATCTTCACAAACGAACAGATAACTAACGTTCTGAGCAGCTTGAACAAATCCGTTCCTGCGATTGTTTCAGTGTTTGCTGGTAGAATTGCAGACGCTGGTGTTGACCCAATGCCTATAATTTCAGCTGGCTTGGCGTTGCGAAACAGCAACACAATTAAATTCCTTTGGGCTAGCACTCGAGAAGCGTATAATTACTTTCAAGCCTCGCAATGTGGATGCGACATCATCACAATGACGCCGGACTTGATTAAAAAGATGAGCAACTTTGGAAAAAATCTAACACAATACTCGTTAGAAACCGTGAAGATGTTTTATAACGATGCAACTGAATCGGGGTACAAAATATGAGCGCATTTGAAGAAAACGAAATCTCTATCAACGCAAATGGCGGTACAGAAATCGCCAAAAGAAAACTGGCTTCTATCCTAGACCCAGAACTTCTTAGTAATTTTCAAATTATTTGCTCTCGCCCAAGAGAACTTAATCAGGAAAAAATCAGGATTTTTTGGAATCATGATCTTCCTGAAGACCCTGAAGTTAAGAAGTATCAAGATCAAGAATTCTTCGAGAGCTTTCATAAACATGTTTTTATCTCTAATTGGCAGTACGCAAGATATCAACTTGTTCATGGCGTGCATTATAATGATAAATCCGTTGTACTTGAAAGCGGTATTGAACCTGCCCCAAATTCTGCATTGACCAAACCTGATGATGATAAAATTCACATCGCGTACACGTCAACTCCGCAAAGAGGTTTGGATATTTTAGTGGCGGTGTTTAAGGAATTCGCTAAAACAAATCCGAATATACATCTTCATGTTTATTCGAGCTTCAAAATTTACGGTTGGGAAGACGCCGATAAACAGTTTGAACCTCTTTACGATGAAATTAGAAATCATCCACAAATGACATATCACGGGTTCGTTCCAAATCAAACGCTGAAGGAAGCGTTGAACGACTATCATATCTTTGCCTATCCGTCAGTTTGGTTGGAAACAAGCTGCCGAGCTATGCTTGAAGCTATGAGTGCTGGGCTTGTTTGCGTTCACCCAAACTATGGGTCTTTACCAGAAACTTCCGGCGGATTGAACTTTATGTATCATGGAAACATGGACGATAGAAATGCTCACGCCAATACCTTTGCAAACTATCTTAATGCCGCTATTAAATTCGTAGAAGAAAAGAAGCAAGAGCAAGTCGTCAACTTCAACAAGATATTTGTTGACGGTCGTTTTGGTATTGAACGCATTAAAGGCCAGTGGGATGCTTTATTGCGGTCTCTGTTGTTAGAATACCAAACAATCGAATCTAGGAAAATTCGTCAAAAAATCCTTACGTTTAGGACTACATAATGATTGTATCTAAAACACCTCTTCGTATTAGCTTTTTCTCGGGGGGCAGTGACATGCCCTCTTTCTTTACGAGGGAAAGAGGAGCTGCATTATCAGTTACGATAGATAAATTTATCTACGTGGCTGTACACAAGACGCCGCACTTTGGTATTAAAACCATGTACGATGTGATTGAAGAAATCAACGATATTGAAAGGATGCAGCACCTAATAACCAAAGAGGCGCTGACATACTTCTCGATTGACAAAGAACTAACGATTGCATCTATATCGGATATCTTATCAAAAGGTTCTGGCCTTGGTTCTTCTTCAGCATTCACAGTAGGTCTTTCGAATGCTTTGTCTACAATCAAAGGAGAAAAAGTTTCGCGTAAATACCTTGCTGACGTTTCTTGCGAAATAGAAATGAATCGTTGCGGGTATCCAATCGGTAAACAAGATCAGTATGCTGCAGCTTACGGCGGATTTAACCTGTTTGAGTTTGAACCCAACGGCGATGTCATCGCTAATCCTGTCAATGTAAGTTTAGCAAACGCGGAACGGTTGCAACAAAACCTTTTGCTTGTTTATAGCGGCAAAGGACGCTCGGCCAATGCGATACTACAGAAGCAACAAGAGGCCATAAAAGACAATGCTAAGTTCAACCTTGTAAAGAAGGCGAGAGACAAAGCTTACGAGGCAAAGAAATACGTAGAGGCTGGAGATGTAGATAGCTTCGGCAACATGTTGCATTCAGCTTGGGTTGATAAGAAAGGCGTGGTTACAGATATATCAGCTGACTACTTTGACAATGTTTACAACAAGGCAGTCAAGGCTGGTGCGTTGGGCGGTAAACTACTCGGTGCTGGCGGCGGCGGATTCTTTATCTTTTACGTTCAACCGGATCAAAGAGACAAAGTCATACATGCGGTAACAACCGAAACTGAGTGTAAAATATATGATTTTAATTTTTATGAAGAAGGTAGTAGAATTGTAGCTAACGTGTAAAAATAAATATCTGAAAGGCACAAGGAGATGACATTGGAAAAAGAGAACATTTCCCCCGTAAAAAAATCGACCAACGTAATCAAATTCCCAGAAAAACAATTCAATCTTGCTTCAAAGGAAGCCCTCGACGATATGAGGGAACAAATGAAGCTAAATAAAATGGAATTCGTTGAGTTTGTTTCTGCTGAAGTTATGGAAGACGCCTTTTTTAAGGTTGTGACAATGGGATTTGACATTGGAAAAGATGCATACGCCAAAGACACCGTTATGGTTGTTGAAGCATTAAAGTCTTTGTTGCTCAAGACTATGGGCATAGAGCATGGTATACAACAAGCAGTTGACAAATTGATTGTTCTTGAAGACGAGCTAGAGGACGAAATAGAGGATTGACTTTCCCGCTCCTAAGCGGTATACTATAAAAAACCACTCTGAGGAAGTTATTTGTGATTATTGTTGATTTGAATCAGGTTATGATTAGCAACCTGATGATGCAAATTGGTAGCCATAAGAATATCAAGATTGAAGAAGACCTTGTTAGACATATGGTGTTGAATTCTATTCGTTCATATAAGGTAAAATTCTCGGAAAAGTACGGTGATATCGTCATTGCTTGCGACGACAAGCATTATTGGCGCAAGCAGATTTACCCTTACTATAAGGCGAACCGCAAGAAAAACAGGGAAGCTTCTGAGCTTGACTGGAACAGCATCTTTGAGGTTCTAAACAAGATCAGAGACGAGCTCAAAGAGAACTTCCCCTACAAAGTGATTCAAGTACCTCATGCCGAAGCGGACGACGTCATCGCAACCTTAGTCATGAACTCTACTTTTAACGAAAAGATTTTGATCATGTCAGGCGATAAAGACTTTTCTCAGCTACACAAATTCCCCAACGTAGATCAGTATAGCCCTGTCTTAAAGAAATGGATTCGTTGTGACAATCCGTCCGCCTTTTCGAAAGAGCATATCATCCGAGGGGACGTTGGCGACGGTATACCCAATTTCCTATCCAACGACAACGTATTTGTCATGTCCGAGCGTCAGTCGCCCATCAGCGCCAAAAAGCTAGAGACTTGGCTTTCAAAAGAACCAGAGGAGTTTTGTACAGAGACCATGCTAAGAAATTACAAACGTAATCAGATGTTGATTGACCTAGAATGTATCCCGGACGATATCAAAAAAGAAGTGCTTGAACAGTTTGTACAACAACAGAAAGACCGTAGCAAACTGTTCAACTACTTTATTGAACATCGTCTCAAAAATTTAATGGAAAACATAAACGAGTTTTGATTGGAGAATACAATGAGAAAAGGTATTGCCGAGATTCTAAAAGAGATCTCTGAAGAAAAAGACGCCACGAAGAAAAAGATAATGTTGGCAAATCAAAACTTCAATCAAGGCTTGATGAACATGCTTCGCCTTGTGTTTGACCCGGAGATTAAATTCAATCTCCCAGAGGGCGACC